ATATTTCCATCAGTAACAATTGGTTTTAATTCTGCTTCTTTTCCAGTTTTAATTGTTATTGTTGCTGTTTTTTCAAGATTTAAAACATCTGATCCATATCCAGTTCCATTTTCATAAAGATAAGTATCAACAATTGGACCTCTAACAATAGGAGTTGCAGTTATAACACCTACATTTGTATTAGCAAGTTCATATTTAACATCCAATTTAATATCAGGATATTTAAAGACTTGATATCCAGTCCCTTTATCAGTAAATTTAATATAGTTATTTCTAGTATAATTTGAAGTTATCGTTCCACCAAGTCCAGCATTACTAATTCTAAATTTATCATCTGTTACTTTAATAACTTGATAGAAATTACTTGTAGTTGTTATTCCAGTATATTTTGATAATTCAGATATTTTAGTTGGTTGAGTAGATCCAACACCAACTGCAGTATCATATACAATCTTATCACCTTCATTAAATCCATGACCAACAAAATTAATTGTAGATGTAATGGTATTAATACCAACAGGTTTTACATTTAATTGTCTGTTTTGATATCCACTACCACTATTAAGTACTCTAATATCTTTTAATGTATTTTCTTCATTAAAAACTCTAAATCTATGAGTACCACTCTTACCTATAGTAGTAAATCCTACTGTATTAATACCAGCATTATACTCAGAAAGAGTTTCATATAACTTGATACTAAGTGCATCGACAATCTCTGGATAATATACTCCATTATCAACTAATGTTTTACTTTGATCTAAGTTTGATCCAAAATAAGACCCTATACCAACTGCTGGATTATTATCTCTAAAGTAAGAAATTGGTTGTCCGCCAGAAAGATTATGAGAATCTAAAAATGTTAAAGTATCTGTATTAACATTAATACCACCAGAATCAGTATGCAATCTAGCATCAAAGAATACTTCTCTTTTCCTTTTACTGATTATTGGTGCTAAAATTGCACCTTCACCATTTCCACCAGTAATAGTGACAGATATAACTTTATCAATATCAAAATTCTGTGGGTCTACTAAAACATCGGTAATATTACCATCCATTATTGGATGAACTAAAGCAGTAGTTCCAGTTCCAGGAGATGATACTGAAAGATTTGGTGGATTTAGTGCATCATATCCAGAACCAGTGTTAAATATCTTAACATTTTCTATTGGACCATAGAAGATTTTATTATCAGACTTATAATTGGTAATTTCAACACCATTAACCAACATTCCAGTTGTACCTGGATTAGTTTGAGCACCTTTTCCGTTTTTAAGATTTGGATTTAATGGGAATTTCTTAAGTAATTTCTGAGCACCAATTTTCTTATTACGAGAACTAACTAGGGTAAATGTATGAGTCCCAGATCCAGAAGATAATATATTAAATTTTACACAATCATCCAAAGGTATAAATGATCTTGAAGTATATAATTTTATCTGGTTTGGATTAGTTAAAACCTCAACATAGTAAACACCTGTAGATAATCCAGGCATTACCGTTCCCTGTGGTTCATAATAAATCTCATCACCAGTAATAAATGGAACATTCGAGGGGAAGGATAATATAGAATAATTTAATGTCGCATTACTATATCCTTGAAGGTAATATGTTGGTGCAATAGATGTTGCTTCTGGAAGAACACCTTTTGCAAGAGATGTAGTAATATCATACGCAGGTAATGAGTTTGATGTAACATAAAAATCTGTATCTGCTTTATTATAAACATTAGAAACATCACTAGTTAAAACATAATCTCCAAACTCAATATCTTCTGCAGAACTAAAAGCTCTCTTTAATTTTCTTCTTAAATCATATTCTTCTCCTGCTGCAGGTAAAGATGCCTGTCCAGATGCAAGAACCAAATTGTCTATATCAACTGATCCTGTTGATGGTGTTATATTTCCCACTACACCAGTAGCAGCAATAATTTCACTACCTCTTTGTAATATTTCTAATTCATCATCAACCTTAAGACTAGACTTATCAATATCTCTAGTGAATAAAATTGCAGTTGAACCTGTTATCTTTTCTATTTTGAACCTAGAAGAAGTGTTATATATCCAAGTATTGACAAAAATTTCTTTCTTAGTTTTGTTACTATCTGGATTAAGTATCTTTTCACCAACATTTTTAACAGTAATTTGTTCTCCTTCTGAGGATAATTTAATATCAGAAACAGGAACAAATTTTGATAAAACTCCAGTAATTCTAAATTCTACTTTTTTAGTTACATCACCACCTTCATAACCAAAATATATTTCATCCGATCTTAAATCATCTGCAACTTTAATTGCATCAACGATATTAGTACAGTCAAAAAACTGGTTAATAGACTTACTACCGTAACTAACTGCAGTATTAACACCACAAATAACTGTTCCAGTAGCACCAAATCCTATTGTAGAATCTACAGTAATAACAGAAGACCCAACAGATACAGGGTTTATAACCTTTGTTTTACCTGGAATGTTAAATGTACCTTCAATAAGGTCTACATCATTAAATCCAACAAATAATCCTAATTTATAATATGTTTTTCCACTTCTAGTAATAGGTTCAACTTCAGATACAGACGCTCTTGTAGCACTATCAGTAGACTTAACGATAGTTTGTCCTACTAATGCGTTAACATCACCTGAAATGACCTCTACAAGCACTAATTCACGTCTAATGAACTCTGCAGAAGATGGTTTAAGTAGATACTCTTCAAGGTCAACTACCTTTGGAGTAACGTTGTATAGTATATTGAATAGTATTCTAAATGATTCTTCAGTACCTTTTGATTGGTATAACGAATGAGATTCTTTTATAAAATTACTAACGTCTAAATTTGATACAAATTCAGTATCTTCTAATCCAGGAGTAAGTGATGCCTTTGTCTTTTTATAGAATTCTTTTAAAAATAATGCACTTAAATTACTTACAGTTGCTCCAGAAATGTGACTTGTTGATGAAGTATCACTAAAAACAAGTTCACCAGGATTATCTGGTGCATGATATGTTGTAATTCCACTAAATCCACGAACACAACCAGTAAAACTATTAGTTGTTATACCAGTATATGTAAAAACTTCATCATCAATCTTAAATAATCCATATTCATTTGGAAAACCTTTAGTAGATGCAACATCAATAGTTGTTGCAGATACATTAATTCCAGTAGAAAGAGTAGTTTCTGCTACTATTACTTCAGGGGTTAAATTATCTAATTTTAAATATTGATCTAAATTATCAGTAATATCAATATTACCACCTTGATATTCTTGAGAAATATAGTATTGCTTTAAAAAATCAACAGCCTTAGGACTTTCTGACAATAAAAACTCAGGAAGTTGATTGTCAATTATTTGCTGTACTTGGACTCTCTTGTCAAATCCTGTAGTTATCATCCTCTTGTTAATGCTCCGTTTGTATAACTTGACGTAACTTTAAATCCAACACCAGATATTTGTTCACCAGAAGTTATAGTGTCTTTAACCATATTTATTGTAGTATTTGACATATCAAAATTAAGATACAAATCTGTCAAACCTATAACATCATTTGATTCTGGAAATGCCTGAACTTCAATAATATTATTTGGTTTAGATGTAGATGTAATATTAATAGTTGATAAAATAATTTCACCTTTACTATAATCTACCGTTCCTGCAGATTTAACAACAACAATCTCAGTATCTGTTATTGTATCCTTTCTAATGACAGATAGTGTTCCCATACCACTACCATCTAAATCACCATTAGAATTTTTATTAGGTATATCTGTTAGATAAACCGTATCGGATTGATTTACAATCTTAAATCCAGTACTTTTAATATTTTTTCCAGCAACATCAATATGGAATTGATTACCATAACATAATTCATATTGTGCAAATGAATTAGTAAGTGCTTTTAGATTTCTTCTAATTTTAAC